AGGAATACGCTTACCCGTGGAATGCTCCACGGGAAGCCATCGCCAGCCCATACCCCACCTATGAGGAAATGCACAGCCGCAGTCAGATGATTGCGGCTTTAGTGCGTGCGCAGGAACTACTCGAAAAACAGCCGACGCTGATTCAGATTGATGTAAAGCGCCGGGTCAGTGAGCTGGAAAAAACACAGGGTATTGATCGTGCCAATGCGTACTTAACGAAAACTTTTGTTGAGCGCACATTGCCACGCGTTGAAACCGTTAACGCTCAATATCGCCTCGGTGAAATGAGTCACGGCACGTTTAACCTGCTGGCAGGCAATGCCACTAAACAGGCAGGCGCGGCCAGCGCGGGCGGCACGCTTTGGGAGCTGATGCGCCGTTTTAACCGTCTGCCGGATATGGCGCGCGCCGACGTCGATTTGCTGGCCGGAGATGTAGCTAATTTCATCCTCGCCGAGCTGGTACAGGCACATGCGCAGGCCAGCGATGAGTCAGATTACAAATACACGCATCGCGTTTACATGACCGCCGCCACCATCACCCGCGAACTGAGCCAGACGCCGCCATTATGGGATAAAGTCACGTCCCGGCTGTTTGATCCGGAGGAAGTTACACCGGCGATCATGCGTATGCAGACGGAAAAATGGTGGAAAGGCCGACTGCGCCGCGTGGCCGCATCATGGCGTGAACACCTTCAGATCGCCCTGGCTAACGTCAGCAAAAAGCACACCCCCTACGCCAGCAGCATGACCGTTTCAGAGTGGCGCGAGCAGAAGCGCCGCACCCGCGAATTTCTAAAAGGCATGGAACTGGAAGACGCAGAAGGCAACCGCATCAGCCTTATCGATAAGTTTGACGGCAGCGTAGCTAACCCAGCTATCCGCCGCTGTGAGCTGATGACCCGCATTCGAGGTTTTGAAGATATCTGCAATGAAATGGGGTTCGTGGGTGAGTTTTATACGATCACTGCACCATCCAGATATCACGCCACTATTAAAACGGGGCATCGCAATCGTAAATGGAATGGTGCCAGCCCGGCCGATACGCAGCGTTATCTTTGCAATGTCTGGCAGAGAATCCGCGCCAAACTTCACCGCGACGATATCCGCATCTTCGGGATCCGTGTCGCTGAGCCGCACCATGATGCGACTCCGCACTGGCACATGTTGATGTTCATGCGCCCGGAGGAGGTTGAGCAGGTGCGCAAGGTTATACGCGATTATGCATATCAGGAAGACTGCAGCGAGCTGACGACAGACAAAGCCCGCAAGGCCCGTTTTCATGCCGAAGCCATTGATCCAGATAAGGGCAGCGCCACGGGTTACATCGCTAAATATATTTCAAAGAACATCGACGGCTATGCGCTGGATAACGAGCTGGATGATGAAAGTGGAAAAGAGGTCAAAGAAACAGCCCCTGCAGTATCTGCATGGGCTGCGCGCTGGCACATCCGGCAATTCCAGTTTGTGGGCGGCGCGCCGGTAACGGTTTACCGCGAGCTGCGCAAGATGGCTGATAGTGAAACCGCGCACGGACTTAGCATCGAATTTGCGGCAGCGCATGATGCAGCCGATGCGGGAGACTGGGCAGGATACGTTAACGCGCAGGGCGGCCCGTTCGTGCGCCGCGATGAGCTGGCTGTGCGCGCCTGGTATCAGACCAGCGAAGACGTGAATGAGTACGGTGAGGAAACCGTGCGCATTAAAGGCGTTTACGCAACAGAAGTTGGTGACGATACGCCGATCTTAACTCGTCTGACAGAGTGGAAAATTGTCCCGAAACGTGTCGTTGATTTGGGTTTTGAATTTAAGGACGCGTCCGCGTCCTCTCGGAGTTCTGTCAATAACTGTACGGGAGGTTTGAGATCTGAAGATTCGAACCCACCTGAAAGTTTCGAAAAATTCGATCTGGACAGCATGAGCAGAAAAGAACAGCGGCAGCTTCTTAGCCGGTTAAGGTCGGAACGGCCAGAAAAGCGACATCTGAAACTGAGGCGATCGGACAAAATCGAAGCTGCGTGCGACAACGTTATAGCCGAGGTGAGAGATTTAAGTGGTGAAACCATCAGTCGCGGGCTTGCCGTGCGTCTGATAGGTGGCACGCAGACTAAAATCGCCGGTCATTTGTTCCGTAGCTTACCTAATGGAGAACTGGCCTGCCCAATACTGGAGCCGAGGAAGGCAAGCGTATTAAAACGTTTTAACCGTTTAGCAGAGAAAGCTCGTACAAAAAACCCGCAATCAAGGGGTTGAATTAACAATCTTTAGATGTCTGATAAATAGCTCATTCTGTTTCATAGCCAGCTTACTTTAGTGATACTCCTTAGATAAAATTGTTTTGTATCAGCCAGATAAAAAAGTATTTGGTTGGGACATTTTTCTTTCTCAACTTGCAAATGCTATGCTACTGTATAAATACACAGTATAAATCGGGGAGGGAAAATGACGGTTCAGGAATCAAACCAGATACATAAAAAAATGGCATGCGTGCAGTTCATCGCGGAGGTTTCGTTAATCGCAAACTGCAAGCCGTCAGACCTGAAACTGGCACTCACCATTATTGCCGAATTGGCAAACTCGGAGACTCACCAGGACGCTGGCGAGGAAATCTTTTACGCTGCTGATTAGGGATTGATATGCGTATTGAAATCATGCTCGATAAGAATCAGAAAATCAGTCAGTCAGAGGCAGATGCTTTTCGGGAAGAAGTGCATAAACGTGTAATTGCGCTGTTTCCTGAAGCAGTGGTACAGGTGCGGCAGGGGAGTTACACCAAGATTGAAATGCCCGGTGTGAAAGTGGATGAAGACCGCGCAGGCTAAATGATCTACTTCAGAACGTCTAGGAAGATGACAGCTGACTGCATTGATAACCGGGCTGGTGCCAAAATCTTGATTTTGTCGGCAGCCCTGTTGAACAACGAGCATAACGAGGAGTTAGACCGTGGCTAAAAGTGGTGATAAATTCCAGATTGTTTATCGTGGCAAGTCCCCTGTTTACTACAAGGCCGGATGACTGGGGGTTTTTTTCAGAGATCCAAAAGAAAGCGATGCCGAGTTTTGATTGAGCCGGACATGCAATCACGTCTTATCTTTGTGCTATGCAAGCATTGGTATTATGGATCTACATGCAACTACTACGGTTAAAACATGTGTCGGGGCTACTGCTGGCCTCTTTAATTTCTCTGATCCAACTGCAATGAAAGAGACACACGAATAACTTACGTTAGCATGTGCGTTGCATAGTTAGGTAAAGCTTGAAGGCAAAGGCTATGAGAGCCATGTTTAAGGTTTTTAATGATTGTGGAAAAGTGAAAATAGAGTTATAAGTAACAAAATGTAAGCTTTTCTAACAATTGCAATGAGAAGATTCTCAGATGACTGATGACGTATTACAACAAGATAGACCTGCGATTTCTGTGCAACAGCTTGATTTGACAGCTAAATGCTGGGTAGTTAGGCCTGGTGTCAGATATAGGTATTTTTCATATTTTATTGAAAATAACATAATCGCCACTGCTCATTTAGATGGTCTTACGCCTGGGGATATCGACTTTAGCACTGAAATTTCGCGAGAAGAAATTTTTGACAAAATCGATGGTCTTGAACGCATTGGTTCAAGAAATATTCATACTCAAATAGAAAATTTCATCGCTGAAATGCGTATTGGTGATGTGGTTTTCACGTTGTCGGGAGACTTGGTTGTTCCAGGAGTAATCACTTCATTGCCCTACTTTGATAGAGTACGCTTATCAGATGATCAGGATAACAGTGGATTTCATGTAAGGCGCCACGTTACATGGGGTGATCCTATTCGTAGAAGGGATGTGCCGTTAGCAATTCAAAAATCATTCAATGCTTACCAAGCTGTATTCTCGCTTGGAGATAGATCAGACGAAGTTCTTCACTGGTTAATGTCATTTTTTATAACAGATAATACATTTTGCACAAGTTTAAGAATCGAGCAGCACGAAGCTATTAAACACCATACTTTAAAACAATTATCTGAACTCGTTGATCGCGTTCAAGTAATCTCATTATTGATTGGTGAAGATTTTGATGGTGAATTTTCAAATGATTTAGTCCAATCGCAAATGGATAGGTTTTACGAGAATGGAAAACTGACTTTAACAGCTCAACAGATGTTAATGTCTCCTGGTGATGTCTGGCTTCAATTTAGAACTACCAATAGAAAGGCGGGCATCGCTTTTATTTTGATCATGGGCCTTATTTTTAATCAAAATGTTGCATTCGCTTCAGCAGATGATAACCAAATCATGCATGATATTTTACCTCACGTTGTAAACACGGCAGAAGTTGCTAAAAGCGGATTGAATTTTGAAAGAGTAACTCAATCCCTTGAATTGCATGTGAAAAGACAAAATAGAAGTTTTGCCGGAGCTAATCCGACAAGCCGAGAGCGGAATTCAGGTATAGACTTCCCTGAAGATGGTGATGCGAGACATTCAGGTGAATAATTATGTTTATTGAATTCCTTAAGGAACATTGGGTGATTATAGCAGTGCTTTCATTAGCACTCGTTTCCTTTATCTATAAATTTAGAGATATTTACCGAACTCACGATCAGTTTAATAATGTAGTCATTTCGCTTTGTGCAGTATTTACCATTTTATGGGGAGGGTATACTTTTGATGCCTTACATCAGAGAGATAAAGCTGAGGCTGATCTTCTAGAACTCACTAATAGAATAAGGAATACTGAGACGACATTCTTTGATGTTAACGTTAAGGTCGTTAAAATTGACAATGTTTTTTATATCAATCCGATAGTTAAAATTAAAAACAGCAGTAATCAGAGGATTTATGTTAAATTAAATAAAGAGTCTCTTACTATCAGTCGGGTTGCTTCTGAAGGTGCAAGACAGGTGGCCCTTGAAATTTACCATCCCAACTATTACGAAGAGTTGACTCTTTTGAACTCAAAAAGTGAGAGCGGAGATAAGACTGAAAATATTCCAATGTATGATATTTCTGTACCTATTTCTGCCGAAAGAAGTTTGAGTTATTTGGTTTCAACAAAAAAAACAGGCATGTACTACGTTACATTTAGCGCTCAAGCTATGGATGAAAATGGTTCTCCGATTTCAAAATTAATAAATGGGAAGAAATCAATTTGGTTTTCATCTTCATACATTGATGTTAAAGAATAGCTTTTATTAAAAATCCAAAGGATATTATGCTTCTAACTTCATAAAAATATATTAAATTAAAAAACGCTTTATAAGGTCGACATTTTTGAATAGTCTAAATGCAAAAAAATTGAATATGCAGAAGCTTTTCAGATGCGATGAGCTATGCATGCATTAGGTGCATGGATTTGCATGTGATTACTACAGCAAAAAAAATGCGATGGGGCCAGTGCTGGCGCCGTTTTCTTTGTCTGCTGCAAATGCATTAAAAGCGATGCACAAAGCGGGCAGGCGTGGCGGGGATAGCATTGCGCGCGAGGGGTTCAAACATGTATGAGTCGAATAATCTCCAATGTTGCATCGTCGTCAGCTTTTATTGAAAGACTGGCGAGTGTAAGATGAACTTCTTCTGTAGAGCCATAGCCTATAACCAAAATTTAATATGAGTTACATATGTTCGATGATTTGATAAAGACCATTAAAGCACAGCTACATGATAGAATTACGAGCCCTTTGTTTAGTAGCTTTGTAATATCATGGTGTGGGTGGAACTATAAACTTTTGATTATCTTATTTTCTGGAATGAATGCAGTCGAAAAGATATCTTATATCAATAAAGAGCTATATTTAAGTTGGGTGGGTGTTGCATGTTACGGATTCTTTTTTCCTGCGCTGACATCTCTTCTGATAATTTATGTATACCCTTACCCTGCTAAAGTTACATATGAATTTTATAAGCGCAGGCAAGTTGAGCTGAAAAAAATCCAGCAAGCAATAGATGATGAAACGCCATTAACAAAGGAAGAAGCAAAAAAAATCAGAGGGGATGCACTTAAACTTAGCATTGAATTCGAACAGCAAATAGAAAAGCTTCAAGAAGAAAATATCGGGCTTAGGAAAATAATTAAAGAAAACGTCTCTGTCAATTCGTTAGGGCCGAACACCTCAAGCGATGACTCCTCGCAATTAGTAGGGGGCCAGCAAGTGGAGTCCTTTACTCCTGCAACTTCAATCGGTAGAGGCCTCCATTATGATGACCAGGAAGATGAGGATTTATCACCCTTTGTGCTTGATGAGAATGATACCGATAAAAAAAGTGAGCTATTAGTTACAGCTGAGGAGTTTGTGAAAGCTTCTGTTGAAAATTTGATTCAAGAGAAAAAGGTATTTAGAGGTTATAAATTTCTGGTGTCTCTGGTTGATAACGAGATTAGCATCGCCGTTACTCCCAAAGAAGGAAAAATGAAATATTTCCGTTATAGCATGAACCTTGCTAAGGGTGTAGGACTAGGAACGGAAACGACAAGGATTAAAAAGGAATTTGAAAGGGATTTCACTGAGTTTGTTGATAGAATTAAAGTGTTTCAGCTTGAGAATAAATAACAAGGCGCTCATTTTAATGAGCGCTTTTTTCTAAGATAGATTGTAACTGTTGAATTTAATCACTTCCAAATCTAACCAAGCATTAATCTCCTTCATTCTTTCTTGTAGAGGCATTAATTCATTTCTTACAAATACCTGAGACGCTTTCACCGCGTCACCGAATCCGCCGGAGTTATCCGGGATAATCCCCATCATCTGCGGCGGCACGCGGTGCGCGCTTAGCAGGTCGTCGCGGCTGGCCTTCTTGATGTTAAAGAAATCGTCTTTCGTCGCGACCTCGCTGAGCGGAAGAATCTTGATGCCGTCCGGCTTACCGTTCGGTGCGTACATAAATAGGTTACGGAAGTTACCCAGCCCTTTTGTGTCGCGCATCGCCTGGCGCATCCGGTCAACGTCGCTGCTGCTCTGCGCCGCATCGGTCATGTACAGGATGTAACCGGCGTGCGCGCCGTTCTGATAATACTTGCGGCGGAACAGCGTTGCCGCCTCATTCAGCCAGGCGGAGTTGAGCGCGCTGAGGTATTCCGGCAGGCCGTAAAGCTCCTGATTAATATCCGGCTCCAGCAGGTGAAACACGCTGCCGGCCGAAAATTCGTGCGGCTCTTTCCAGTCATTCACAAACCAGTAAACGCCATCCTTCACGCCCCTGCGGGTGAATTTGGCCGGAGTGGTTTCAAGGCGCAGCGGCTTACCCAGCCCATTGCGGCGCAGCTCGGCAAAGGCGTTGCCGAAGACCAGATAATCAAGCGCGAACTTGCTGAACTCCTGCTGGCTCATCATTGGGTGCGGAATAAACGTTGAGGCCAGAATGTTGCGCTTCACGTAAATCGGCGAGCTGTGATGCACGGCCGAGCGCAGGCTCTTAGCCAGCCCGCTAAAGCTGACCGGCGGCTCAAACCAGCGCCCGTTACCGATGCACTCGGCGTAATCCAGAATGTCGCGCTTATCCATGACCGGTGTCGGGTCGCCAAAGGTAAACGCCTCGGCGTGCTGCTGCGGTGCGGTTGCCTGTACAGGGTGCGCGGTGGTGGTCTGAGCCTTGCGGCCTCTGCGTTTGCTCATCAGTAAAATTCCAGAATTGAGGGATTAGCGCTGCCGCTGGCTGCGGTAAGCGGTTCGTTTAGCAGTGCGTGCATGATTGCCCAAGCGACGTCAGCATGGCTGGCCTCTTCGCTGCGGCTCGCCTCATAGGTTGAGCGGTTGCCGCTTGCCGTCATGGTTTTGCGGATAGCCATAAACGACTGCGTGATATCCGTCGCCCCGGCGTCATACTCAAGCCGCCCGCTGCTGATGGTATCTTTCGCCTTCAGTACCATTGCCGTTTTCACTTCCGGTGAGTATTTGATCTCACGCGCGGCCGGGTAAAACTGGCGTACCAGCTGGAAAACACCCTGGCCGATGCCGGTCGCATCCACGCCGATATATTCAACGGTGTATTTTTTGGTTAGATCTTCGATAGATTTCGCCTGCGCGGCAAAGTCCATGCCCCGCCACTGGTGGCGCTCCAGCACGCGGAATTTCCCGCCCGCAACAAGCGGCGGCGCGATAACTGCACAGCCTGCGCTGTCGCCGGTGTGCGACGGGTCATAGCCGATCCAGACCGGCCGGTAGGCAAACGGGCGCGGCAGGTACGGGTTAAAATCTTCCCACTCTTCCAGGCTGTCGATCATGCAGCTCTGCAGTTCGGCAAACGGGAACACGCTGGCCTCATCGTCCACAAACTCACACATCAGCAGGTTCTGATATTCCGCCGGGCTGTATTCAAGCTGCAGCTGCTCAATGTCGAACAGGTTGCAGCCGCCGGTAAGCGCATCCTCAACCGTGACAATCTGCCGCCACTGCCCGTCACCGCACAGTGCGCCTTTTGCCAGATGAGAATGCGACAGGTCTATCTCGATGCGATCATCTTTGCTGCGACGCCCCTTGTTAAACAGCTCGCCTGACCAGAACGGATAAGCGCTGTGTGACAGGGCCGACGGCGTGGAAAAGTAGGTGGTGCGCCATTTCTTGTGCAGCGACATGCCGCTGGCAACTTTGCGCAGCTCCTGAAATTTCGGGATCCAGAAATATTCGTCCAGGTACAGGTTGCCGGTGTAGCTCTGCGCGGTGCGAACGTTCGTGCCGAGGAATATCAGGCGCGCGCCGTTCGGCAGCACGATGGGATCGCCTTTCAGGTCAACGTCAGCCTGGCGGGCGAAGTCGAGGATATAGTTTTTAAAAACGTGCGCCTGCGCCTTGCTGGCTGAAAGAAATATCTGGTTGCGCCCGGTGGTCAGCGCATCGATCAGCGCCTCGCGGGCAAAGTAGAACGTTGCACCAATCTGGCGGGACTTCAGGATATTGCGGATGCGGTGAGTCAGCCCGGCGCGGTGCCAGTTGAGCTGATACTCAAAGCAGTTATCCATAAACACGCCGGCCAGCTTGTCTACCTGTTCCTCGCTGAACTCGTTTTTAACAACCGGCTGGCGCTCGCCTTTGTTCCGGTTGCGCACGTTAGGGTTTAAGTCGGCCTCGTTGCCGCTGTTGCGGTAGCGCTCAACGCGGGCAAGGCGCTCAATCTGACGGCCGAGCGCGTCTATCTCTTTGTAATCACCATTCCCCTTTACCTCTTTCATGATGAGCTGAATCAGCCGGGCTTCCATGCTGGATTC